ATCTGATTACAGTCCTGCAATACCAATTTCAAACAAGTTAGAAGATATAGAAAACTTAACATATCCTGATAGAGAACCATGGTTAAGGTCATTAGCAGCAGCAGAATGGCATGAAAGCGAAATGGATCAATGTTGGGAACGATTAAAAGGGCAATTAGATGGCATTTACTAATTATACAAGTTTTGTAACAGTAGTTGAAAACTACCTAGCTAGATCAGATCTTAATACACAGATTCCTGATTTTATTACGCTAGCACAACACAGAATAAGTAGAGAGTTGCGAACAACAGAGATGTTAAAAGTAGCGACAACATCTACGACTGACGGAACAGTAGCATTACCAAACGATTTTTTAGAAACAAAAGAATTGCATTTGTTAGGCAATCCACCTGTAACATTGGAATATCAATCACCTGATTTATTTTACAGAAATAAACAATCTACTAATTCAGGTAAGCCTTACTATTACACGATATTAGATCAGGAGTTTAAATTAGCACCAACGCCTGATTCTAGTCAAACGATGCAAATGCTTTATTATGCTAAACCTACATTTATTTCTAGCACAACAGCTAGTAATGTGTATTTAGCTAATTACCCAGACGCTTTATTATATGCAACTTTAGCAGAAGCTGAACCATACTTGATGAATGATGCAAGAGTTCAGACTTGGGCTAGTTTGTACGATAGAGCGATTGCAAGCATCATGTTAAGTGATAAAGGCAAACAATATCCTAACACTTCATTAAGCGTAACAACACGATAAGGAATATATTATGGCAGAAATGAGCGACTTTTTAGAGAACGCATTGTTAAATGCAACTTTAAATGGCACAACTTACACATCACCTGCAGCAGTTTATGTAGCATTATTTACAACTGACCCAACAGATGCAGGTTCAGGTACAGAAGTATCTGGTGGTTCTTATGCAAGAAAAGCAGTAACATTTGGTACAGCTTCTGGCACAAGTGGATCTATTTCTAACGATGCTGCGGTAGAATTTGACCAAGCCACAGGGAACTGGGGTACAATTTCTCACATAGGCATTTATGATGCTTTAACAACAGGCAATCTTTTGTATCACACCGCCCTTGACTCAAGCAAGCAGATCGATACTGGAGATATTTTCAAGATAGCAATCGGTAGCTTAACTGTTACATTGGCTTAATTATGGCAGACGTTTGTGGTCCTTTTACGCTTGAACAATTAGACCAATTTGGTAATTTAGATTCTCTTGCGTTTTCATTAGACAGTGCTGTCTGGGAAGATCCAAACGTTTGTATATTAGAAGCTGCTGCAAATGTTACTAGCGAAGCAACAGTAAATGCAAATGCTAATCGTATATTATTTAATACAGCATCAATAGATGGAGTTGCAACAGTATTCGCAACACCAACAAAGATTACAGAAGGATCAGCAGACATTACCGCAGACGCTACTGTAACTGCAACAGGTGGATTAATTAAAACATCTACAGGGTCTATTACAGGAACTGCAACGATTACAGCAGATGGATTTGCAATTAGAGATGGTATTGCAAGTATTACAGGTAATGCTACTGTTAATGCTATTGGTAACTATACTGTTAATGGTGATGCTACTATTACCGCAGAAGCTAATGTATCTGTTCAATATGCTAGAGTTCGTCTAGCTGACGGAGCAATTACAACTGCTACTACTGTTACTGGCGATGGTTTAAGAATAAGAACAAGTGTTGCTGATATACAATCAGAAGCAACTGTAACAGCATTAGGTGGTAAAATTGCACAAGGTGTTACTACAATTACAGGATTAGCAAGTGTTACTTGTTTAGGCGGTAAAGTTCAAATTATGAACGCTACTGTAAATGGTAGAGCATTTATTGTGGCAAATGGAATTATAATAGGTGAAAATTGGTCTGATACTACACCTGAAAGCGATACATGGAATGATGTTGTTCCTGAATCAGACACATGGACAGCAATATCAGAATCATCTAACACATGGACAGATAAAGTTCCAGAATTAGATACATGGACAAATGTATCAACATCTTCTAATACATGGATTAATCAATAAGAGGTAAAATATGTCAAAAGATAAAATATCAGATTATTCATCTACCAGTGCCGGTGCTAATTTAAACACCGATATTGCTGGAATTAACATAGATGAAGGATGCCCACCAAGTGGAATAAATAATGCTATTCGTGCATTAATGTCACAAATAAAAGACTTGCAAACAGGTGTATCAGGAGATACTCTTCCTATCGCAGCAGGTGGTACAGGTTCGGCTACTTCTGCAAGTGCTAGAGCTGCATTAGGTGTTGCGATTGATTCAGATGTTATGAAATATGTTGCACCAGGAAGTTCAGGTAATTTATTAGTATCAACAGGTGCTGATTGGACATCTTCTGCTTCTGCAGCAGTTGTATCTTCTGTAACCGCAGGTGCTGGTATATCTGTTTCAGCTAATACAGGAGCAGTAACTATTACCAATACAGGCGTTACTGATATTACCGCAGGAGCAGGTATTTCTTTATCAGCTAATACTGGATCTATTACCATATCTGCTGCAGGCGGTGGATTTTCTAACATGGAAGTATTTACTTCACCAGGCACGTGGACTAATCCAGGATCTGTAACTAAAGTTAAAGTTACTGTAGTTGGAGGAGGTGGCGGTGGAGGTACCTCAGGAGGTAAAGTAAACCCAGGTGGAACTATGAATCCCTATGCAGCTGGAGGTGGAGGAGGAGGAGGAACTGCTATTGAGGTTATTCCATTTCCAAGTGCTACAGACGTTACTGTTACTGTAGGAGGTGGCGGAAATCCAGGATCTCCTGGAGGCTTAGTTGGTGGAAATGGAGGTGCAGGAGGCACTTCATCGTTTGGAGCATATTGTTCTGCTACTGGAGGAGGTGGCGGTACTTTACTAACAGCATTACCAAATAATTCTTATGCAGGACAGGGTGGTGATGGAGGTGCTGGATCAGGAGGAAATGTAAATATTACAGGAGATGATGGCGGAGGAACAGTTACTAACAGTTTTGCAGGAAACGGAGGTTCATCTTCTTTAGGTGGAGGAGGAAAACAAAATTTCGGTATACCTGGAGCTGTTTATCCTGGTGATTCTGGTGGTAATTATGGCGGAGGTGGCGGTGGCGGAAGAAACACAGCTTCTCCAAGCTCTTCATGGGGAGTAGGTGGAGCAGGAGCAGGTGGTGTTGTTATTGTTGAATATTAATAAGGAGTTATTAAATGGCTAAAAAAGCATTAGTAAGTAAAATAGAGCCTAGAGGTAAAAATAACTCTGGGTATAGAGTATTAGAAGTAGTAGATGCTGCTAATACTTTTGAAGTACATTCAAATCTACAATGGAATGACTGTGCTGACACAGTTGAGATGGATAAATACTGGTATGATCCAGCGTCATCATCATTCAAGAAACTTCCTGAAGCAGTAGATCAATATACTGCAGGTCAGTTAGCTGTTGATGAAGAAAATAATCTAATAGAAGCATATGAATGGGATTGGGATAATGAAGTTTGGATTAAAGTACAAATATTATAATATCCATGTGATATAATGAAAGGTAACTTAGGTTACCTTTTTTATGGAGCAAGGATGGACACAGTACAACAGTTTAAAGATCAAGGATATGTATATTTGCCAGGATTTTTAGACATAGATAATTGCAGAGAACTCACACAAGAACTAAACAAATATATAGAACGAGGTGAGACAACAAAAGATCCTCAATGCCCATTATCAGAAGCTGTACATGGAACGCAAACATTTGACCAACTCTTACAAGACTTACTACCACATTTTGAATTTGCATGTGGTAAAAGATTGTATCCTACCTATTCTTATGCTAGATTATATAAACCTGGTGAAGAATTAAAGAAACATACTGATAGACCTGCTTGTGAAATATCAGCAACAGTTACATTAGGATTTGAAGGAAATCCTTGGTCTATTTATATGGCAGGTAACAAAGTAGATATGCAAGTTGGCGATGCTGTTCTGTATCGAGGTATGGAAGTAGAACACTGGAGAGAAAAGTATACTGAAGGTCAATGGCAATCTCAGGTATTTTTGCATTATGTTGATGCCGATGGTCCACATGCTAATCAGAAATATGATGGCAGAGCATCATTAGGATTATCCAAAACTACAGGACAAAAGTTATTAACAGATTGTGCTGTATTTGAAAAACACATATCAGATGACTTCTGCAATAACTTGATTAAGACATATATTAAAGATGAAATTAAAAAAGAGCCTCCAGTTATTGGCAGTGGAACAGGAACTGTAGATAAAAATATTCGTGATACAGAGCGAGTATTACTTCCACAAAATTTAGGTATAGGTGCTACTCTTACAGCTACAGGTTTAAATGCAAATAATTATTGGTGGCAATATATAATTACTCATGCTAATCAAACTGAATTTTTAATTTACAAACCTAATGGACATTACAATCCTCATATAGATACATTACATATTCATGGAAATGAAACAAGAAAACTTACAGTTTTAGCATTTTTAAATGATGATTTTGAAGGTGGTAAGTTCTTTTTAAATGCAACTGGTAGCTTATATTACCCACCACAAAAAAAAGGAACTGTGTTAGTATTCCCTAGTTACATGATACATGGTGTTGAGCCTGTTACAAAAGGTATAAGATATAGTTGCGTAACATGGTTAGTTGGACCATATTTTAAATAAGGATAACAATGGATCAATTTATACAAGTATATGAAAAAGCATTTAATGATGATTTTTGCAATAAAATAATTAAAATATTTGACATGGCAGAAGAAGTAGGACAAGTTGAAGATAGGCAAAGCAGTGGTGAAGCGTCTAAATTAGATAAAGAAGATTTAATATTGTATATTCCTAGTTATCCATTACAAAATATTTCAAAAGATTTAATGATAGAATTTAATTCAGTTTTTTGGGGTAATTGTTATGCACATTATGCGGATAAATACGCTATATTAAAAACTTGTGAAAAGCATAATTCTTATACAATAAAAATACAAAAAACAAAACCAGGACAAGGATACCACGCTTGGCATTGTGAGTCAGATGGTAGGGGATATTCTAATCGTTTATTAACATGGACTGTATATCTTAATGATGACTTTGAAGCAGGTGAAACAGAGTTTCTTTATCAACAATATAGATACAAACCAAGTAAAGGTGATTGTGTAATATTTCCTGCAGCATTTACACATACACACAGAGGAAACCCTCCTATTGGTGGAGACAAATATATCATCACTGGATGGATAGAATTTTAAGGAATGTTATGCCAACACAAAGAATTAATTTTACAGAATGGTTACCTGACCAACCAAACATTATTGATGGTTTATCAGATGCCAAAAATGTTATTCCAGAAGCTGTTGGCTATGGACCTATGCCGTCTGCAGCAAACTTTTCTCAAGACGCTTCAGAAAACATTAACAATGTAGGTGCAGGTTATTATGGATCTGTAACAGAAGTCTTTGCAGGCGGATCAAGCAAATTATTTAAGTTTAATTCTACTACTACTGCATTAGATGATGTATCTAAATCTGGTGGATATTCTGGATCTACAAGATGGAAGTTTCAACAGTTTGGCAGCAGACTTCTTGCAACTAATGGTAACCAACCAGTACAAGTATGGGATATAGGATCATCTACATCATTTGCAGATGTATCAGCAGATGCACCTGTAGCTAAATATATTACTGTAGTTAAAGATTTTGTGGTTGTAGGTAATGTAGGAACAACAGAGCCAAACAAAGTTCAATGGTCAGATTTGAATGACGAAACAGTATGGACCACTGGCGGAGCATCTCAAGCAGATTATCAATTAATTCCAGATGGTGGTAATGTCAATGCAGTCACCGGTGGAGAGTTTGGATTAGTATTGTGTGAGCGATCAGTAACTAGAATGACCTATGTTGGATCACCATTATTTTTCCAATTTGATGTTATATCAAGAAACGTAGGATGTTCTGTACCTAATTCTGTAGCACAGTTTGGTAGCAATACTTTCTTCTTATCAGAAGATGGTTTTTATATGTGCAATGGTGAAACAATCACACCAATCGGTGCTGAAAAAGTAGATCGTTATTTCTACAAAAATGCAGATCCTGTTGGATTATCTAGCATGAGTGCCACATCTGATCCTATTAATAAATTAATTATTTGGGATTATCTTACTATCAACAATACTCGTGAATTGCTTATTTATAACTGGCAAACACAAAGATGGTCAAGATCAGATACGATTGCAGATTATGTATCGTCATCCGCTACACCTAATGTTACATTAGAAGGTTTAGATAACTATAATTCATCTATTGACGCTTTACCTGCATCTTTAGATTCAAGAGTATGGGCAGGTGGTAAATACTCATTTGTAGGAACAAGCGGTGCTAAGATAGTTACATTCACAGGTACTAATAAAACTGCTGAATTAGTCACTAATGACTTAGAGTTTGGTTATAACTCTGTTGTTACATTAATAAGACCAACTGTTAATAATGGATCAGCAAATGTATCAATAGCGTCTAGACGTGAATTAGATGACAACATTACATATTCTAGCACTGTATCAGCATCATCTGAAGGTAGATGCACATTAAGAAGTGCAGGTCGTTATCATAGAGTAAAACTTACACCAACAGGCAATAATTGGAGTCATGCGGTTAGTATAGATATAGATCATCAACCACAAGGAAATAGATAATGGCTCGTGATATGTATCGTAAGCTACCACCTCCTGGTGGCACACCAAGACAAGTAGCAGAAGTAGTTAATAATCTTGTAGAGGGCAAATCTAACAATACAGGTGAATTTACTCTTAATACAAGCTATGCTACTACAACAACTATATATAATGAACGTATTGGTGTTAATTCTGTAATCTTATTAATGCCTGCAAGTGATGCTGCAGAAACAGACGTAGCACCTTATGGTGAGTTTATTTCTACGTCACAACAATTAGCACCTAGTGTTGGTAATACAGCAGTTGTTACATTTGATTCAACACATGAATCTAATGGTGTATATTTAGACGGATCTAATCCATCAAGAATATACGTTAGAAACAATGGAATATATAAAGTTTTATTTTCATTGCAATTAGCTAATGCTAATAATGATGCAGAGTATGCAGATGTATGGTTTAGAATTGATGGAACAGATGAAGCAGAAACAGGAAAAAGATTTGGTTTACCAGCTCGTAAATCTAATGGTGATCCATCTCATTTAACTGGAACTACATTTCATATGTTAGAGCTAACTGCAGGTCAATATATTGAAATAGCAGGAGCTACATCTTCTACAGATATATCTTTAGAAGCATTTGCATCTACAACAACACCATATACTAGACCAGCAATACCATCTGCAATTTGCAGTGTTCAAGCTATTGCAGCAAGTAGTTATGGTAGTATTTATATATCTTCTCAACAACAAGGACAAGCCACAGTAAGCCATTTTGCTAACGACACAGCGAACAAGACTTACAAATATGTTATAATTGGATAATGTATATTACATTAATACCAAAAAAAGATTACCATCTAATCTTTCAAGCTATTGAATCTTACATGAATGGTGCTGCCAAATATTCTCATGGCAGATATAAAACAGAAGATATAATGAGTGCGTTATATAGCACTAATCAACAATTATGGATTGCATATGAAGATATGACAGTCTATGGATTTGTAGTAACAGATTTTGTTCAATATCCTCAAATAAAAGCATTAATCATGCACTTCACTGGTGGAAAAGAATTACCTAAGTGGAAGAATGAAATGTTAGAAGTATTACAATCTTTTGCCAAAGTTAATGGGTGTAACATCATAGAATCTTATGGTAGACCAGGTTGGGCAAGAGTGTTTAAAGATGACGGATATAAACAGAAATTTATTTTTTATGAATTACCAGTGGAGTAATATATGAACTTTTTAACAGTATTTAAAACCTTTTTTGGATTAAATCCAGATGCTTTTACATTTTACGGAGGTGGCGGTAAAGGTGGCGGTGGAGGTGGCTCGTCTACTACAACAACACAACTTGATCCAACTGTACGTCCCTTCGTGAAATTTGGTTTGGAGCAGGCACGTGCATTATATGAAAAACCAGGTCCAGAATACTATCCATATCAAACTTATGTATCACCATCTGCACAAACACAAGCTGCATTACAAGCTGCACAAACAAGAGCATTACAAGGATCTCCACTAATCCCAGCAGCTCAACAACAGCTACAAGGCACAATACAAGGTCAATATCTAGGTAATAATCCATTCTTAGCACAAGCTATGTCAGGTGCTGCTTCAGAAGCAACACAAAGATATATGGATGCTATACAAGGAACTCGTAGTGGTGCTGCACAGGCAGGTCGTTATGGATCAGGTGCTATGTTTGAACAACAAGGTAGAGCTCAACAAAATCTTGCAAATGCACTTGCTCAAGAAGCAGGAAGGCTCATGTATCAAAACTATGGTGCAGAACGTCAAGCCCAACAACAAGCTATTCAACAAGCTCCTGCATTAGCACAAGCTGATTATGGTGATATTCAACAGTTACAAAACATTGGTAAAACAATGGAAGATTACCAACGTCAAGCATTAGAATCAGATATTAGTAGATTTGAATATGGTCAAAACTTACCATACACCAAACTACAATCATTCTTATCTGCAGCATACGGAGCTCCAACAGGTGCAGTATCACAAACATCTCAATCTGGTGGCGGTAAAATCGTATGTACAATGATGAATGAATCTTATGGCTTTGGATCATATAGAAATGCTATCTGGCTTAAACATTCAGAAAATATGCCTAATGCTAAAGTGTATGAAAAAGGCTATCACAAATTATTCTTACCTATGGTTGATTTTGCTAAAGGTAAAGGCAAGCTCAATAAGATTGTTAAGAAAGTTCTTGAGCATGTTGCAAGACATCGTACAGCAGATATATACAAAGAAATGCGTGGTAAGAAACGAGATAAACTCGGTAGAATATATCGTGCAATTTTAGAACCAATTTGCTATATAGCAGGAAGGATTTAACATGGCTTGGTGGACACCATTTGCTGCAATGACAGGGTTAAATCTGTTATCAGGTCAACGTTTAGATCAATCATTATTAAATGCCGGAGTTAATACTGCTACAGGTAATTTAATTAATCAAATAGCACCTAACTTTGGTGTTAATATGGGTGATGGATTATTATCACAAGAAACAGTTAATTTAGGTCAACCTCAAGGTATGGCATCAACAGGTTCATTTAATCCAGCATTAAGAACAGGATTCCAAGCAATAGAACCTACAAGAGGCATGGCAGAAACATTAGCTAGACAAACACAAAATGTTACACCAAATGTTACGCAAAATGTTACTCAAAATTTAGGTCAAGGTCCAACACCTGCATATAGAAATATCAACCCTGCATTAGTTGCTGACCAAACAAAAATACCTACAGAGCAAATGTATGTAGATACTCTTGCAAGTAAATACAGACCACCATTTGAATCCCCACAATTAGGACAGTCAGCAGACTATACTGGTGGCGGATATAGCCCATCTATTATGGATAGAATAGGTGGTTTTGCACAAGAAGGAATAGACTTTGTTAAAGAAAATCCATTATTAGCAGGTGCAGGTGCATTAGCATTATATCGTGGTATCAACCCACCAGAAAGACCTGTAGCTCCTCCACAAGCACCAGGCATTAGCAGAGGCGGTGCAGTAGCATTAGGACAACCATTACAAGTTAGACGACCAAGATAGGAAAAGACATGGCAATTAATCCATTTATGATACCAGAGTTAAGTCAAACTGGTATTATTCCACAAAGCATACAAGATCAATTAGCACAACAAGCTACCAAAGCCGGTACAACTTCATCTATACTTGGACTTGCTTTTGGTCAAGATATTCCACAGGCTTATGCTCAAGGTGTAGAATCTGCTCGTAACATCTATGGAACAGGTTTAGATCAATTATTCAAACAATCACTAGCAAGACAAAGAACCAATCCTTTTGCTAGCATTAATCCTGAGCAATTTACTCCAGAATCTGTAAGAGCATTTCAACAGTCTGATACAAGTGGCACAGGTCAATATGACTTCTCTTTACTTAAAAAAGCGATTGATCCATTCCAAGCACAAGTTGGTACAAATGAAATTGCTTTTGCTATGTTTGGTCAACGATTTGAAGAATTAAGTCCAGAACAAAGAAGACAAGTTCTTACACAACAAGAGTTTAAACCTTCTGTAGATACTAATGAAATAGCTTTTGCACAGTTTGGTAAATCATTTAAAGACTTATCAGAATCTCAAAGACAAAGTGTTTTACAAAGACAACAAAGCAACAAGATAGCATTAGAAGCTGCAAAAGCAGGTGAAACTTCATATCTTAAAACTGCGGGTACAAAGACAGCAGAGTATGATGTTAAGATGATTAATGAAGTTATACCTCAAGCTAAACGAAATGTAACTGAATTACAAAACGCATTAAAACTTATTGAAGAAGGTGATGTTAATACAGGTTATGGTGCAGAATTAAAAACCAACCTTCAAAGAGTTCAAAACTTCTTTAAGAAAAATCCTGAACTTGTTGATAAAATATCAGACACAGAACTATTAAATTCTGTATTAGGTCGAGATGTATTTAAAGCTATTGGTCAGTTAGGCATTGGTGCTAGAGGTATTGACACACCTGCTGAAAGAGAGTTTTTAAGACAAGTATTAACAGGTACAATTACTTTAGAAAAAAGCACTTTAAAACGATTAACACAAGACAGAATTGAAAGAGAATTGGCAGCTATTAATCAATACAATACAGATTTAGCTGGTGGTAGATACAAAAGATATATTGATACATTTGGAGTAAAATTAGAGCCTGTAGATATTAATGCTGCAAGAAATGTTCCAAAAGTAATTAGATATGTACCTGATCCAAATAACCCTGGACAACTTATTAGAGAGGAAAGATAGAAATGGCAGAGCCACAATTTCAGATAGTTGATATTCCAGGTATTGGTCAAAGAGAAGTTCCTGGTAATCTTAAAGGTGCTGATCTTGATAAATTTGTACAACAAATTATTCAATTAGAATCACCTCAAGTTACTACCGATGCTGACATACCAACATTTACAGCACCGACTGTTCAAGTAACTCAAGATATTCCTACAGATGAAAACTTAGCACCTACTCCACAAGCTCCACAAAGACCTATGAGTCAAGAGTTTATGAGAAGAGCTGCACAGATACCTCAAAATATTGTAGGATCAGCAGAAGCTGCAGCAACACTTGGAACAGGTATGTTAAGCACACTTGGAGGAACTTTAGCTGGTATTGTTAAAGAACCTTTTACTGGCGAACCTGCTGAACAAACAGCACAACGTATCCAACAAGGACTTACCTACACACCAAGAACAGAAGCAGGTCAAAGAATAACTCAAGATGTTGCAGGTGCTTTAGGTGTATTTGAAGGATTACCGCCATATGCTCCAGTGCCTTCTAGATTTGGTATTAGAAAACCATCAAGAATTGGTACAGGAACAACTGGATCTATACTTGACAGAGTTCCTAGTCAAGAAACATTAGGATTACAAGCACAAAAATTATATGACAATGCAACTAAATCAGGTGTGCAATTTAAAACAGATGCCTTTAATGAAAAGTTGCTAAATATAGGAAGAGAAATGAGAGGCTTTGGATATACACCAAAAGCCAATACAGATTTATCAGCAGTATTTAAAGAAGGATTAGAAACAAGAGTACCTAAAGACTTTACAGAACTTCAATCGATTAGACAAATGTTTAAAACTGCTGCGTCTGATAAAACAAATCCTGATTATGCAAGACAAGCAATGATTGCATTAGATAAGTTTGATGATTATATGTTAAATGCTCCTAAAGAAGATTTTGTTGTAGCAGGAAAACAAGGTCTTGAATCATGGAAACAAGCAAGAATAGCTTACAGTAAAATGAAAAAATCTGAGCTATTTGAAGATATGATTAATACTGCTGAATTAAAAACTGCTCAAGGTGGTAATTTAGATAGAACATTATTAAATGATCTTACAGCGTTAAGTAAAGATAAAAACAAAATGAAATTCTTTACACCAGATGAAAAAGCCAGAATTAACAAATTAGTTAAAGCAAGAGATGCTAGAGGTATAACACAAAGAATATTCTCTCTTGGTGGTTTGCTTGCACCTGGGTTTGGATCAAGAGCAAGTCAAGTTAAACTTGGAGCTTATGGTTATGGTGCAGGAGCATATGATCCTTTAACTGCTGGTGCTATTGCAGGTGGAACATTATTATCTAAACTTACTGCAGAGCAAATGAGAAAAGGCGGTATCAGAGATTTGGCTAGATTTGCTAGAGCAGGTGGAACAGAGATTGCTCCAGGTGGTTCAGCATATCAAGTGCAATTACCAACAGGTGCAGAATTTTATGGAGCTGGTGGTTTATTGTCAAATGTTCTTGAAGAACAGACACAATGATATGGCACAAGCTAACCTTACCTCCAATAAATTTATACACAGTACCGAAGAAAGGAACGGAATGGAAGTGGATCACACAGAAGCACGATTAAACACTCATGAAGCAATATGTAAAGAACGCTATGAGTCTATCTGTGCGAGACTAACAAGACTTGAAAGAATCATGATCGGCATGACTGGCGGTATTCTTTTTATCCTAATCCACATTGCTCTTAAAATGTCATGAGAGAGCAAGCATTAATTGTATCTGTAATACTTGTAATACTATTCTGGGCATTTTATGCTTTTTCCAATGAAACTACTATCAAATATTCTGGCATGCCTGTCCCATCTGCTATGTCTCCTAGCATTAGTGCTTTTTCTAATGATATGTGTAAGGCTGGAGTTAGCGGTGGAGCTAATACAGGTGTTATCTCAATATCTGGTGGAGCTACTGTAACAGACGAAAACTGTGAGCGTATTAAGTTATCTAAAGTCTTAAATGACTTAGGACTAAAGGTTGCAGCTGTTGGTGTTTTATGTCAAGATGAACGAGTATTTGAAGCTATGCTACAGGCAGGATCAGCTTGTCCTATTAATGGTGCAGTAGGTGATGCAGCATTAAGAGCATGGTATGAACTTAAACCTGAGACATTCAAGAGGTTATATGGCAAGAATTGGACTCCTCCTACTGTCACTTATCCAATGGAGTAATGTATATGCGTGGTATTGTAACTTTTCTCAAACAAGCGATGGCTGGTATTTGGAAGGTAGTATGCAATGCGTTGGTATCGACAATCAAGTGGCTCTGGAACAAGAGTATTGCACTTGGTTTCGCCCTCAAGACCCAGTGTGTTCATCATTTATCGAACCTATTTGCGTGGATAGTATCGAATATCAAACGCTTGCCTGTGATCCGAACTATAGTGGAGGAATACAACAAAGTAGAACCTTTATTTGCAAACAAGCAAGCTGGACAGATTGGACGACTACTTCTAATAACTGCACCCCTAACCCTCCTACTTGTATTAGTTCATCTCAGTCTAGGACTTTATCATGTCCTCAAGGCTTTGATGGTCAAATTACTGAAACGAGGATAAGTTCATGCCCAGATCCATATGGGATAGAAGTATGGAGCGATTGGTTAGAGTCGCAGAAATCATGCACTCAAAGCACTACAGACCCAGTGAGTCCAATTTCAGTGACATCACCCTTAAACCCTGTGTCTCCCATGCCAATAGAGTCTGTAACTGTACCGACAATAGATGTACCGCAGACGACTAATGAAATAGAATCAGTCCTCCAGGAAGAAGTCAGCGATACGGGTGATAAGGTCGAGACAAGCACTAGCAGCGAGACTAATAGCACCAAAGAAGTAAAAGAAAACAAACAAGATGGGAATAAAGAAGATTCTAAAAACAATGTAGATAATGTCATTGATAATCGCAAAGAGATTGTTCATGGATTTGGATTAGTTCTTTCATTAGAGTTATTAAATAAACCGATTGAGTTTTATCAACCACCGCTAGAAGATGCTTTTAGTATAACACAGGAGTTCGAACAGAGTGCAGCTACCAGACAATTTCAACTTGACCTTCTCAAAGGCAACCATATCGAAGATTATTATAATAGCGTTTCCAATCATACTTGGGACAGGATACGCAGGAGTGACCTTCTACAATAAGATGTTAGATACCATAGAAGCTACAGAATCTTTGGGTGATATGAAGTCTGATATTAAAGAACTTAACATACAAGTTAAAGCATTAAAAGAGCGACAATTAGAGGCTTTAGAATCAAATGTCAGATTACAGGAAAAAGCAAGTGATGCTATTGCTCTTGCGAGAGAAGCTAGTTCGATTAGCAAATCAACACAAAGAGAATTGGAAGCAACCACAAGTGCAACTAAATCAGAAGTAAATACTATGATTAAATCTGTGGAAGAAAAGTTAGATATTATTAAACGAGCTACTACTAATCCACTAGATAGAAGATGATAATTACTCCAGACTTAGTTAGAACAACTTATGAGTATTTGATCCAAATAAAGCCATTTAATAAATGGAACTTACCTCCATCTAAATATGTAGATTTTGATGTTATACCAGATAGAGATGTGATGGGACTATTTATTCCTGATCCGCATGTTATATCCATATCTAAATCAAAACACAATCATTTAGATACAGTATTAAAAACTGTTGCTCATGAAATATGCCATCTTAAAATGTATTTAGATGGTCAGAAGTATGAGGATCATAATAAAGATTTTAGAAAATTAACCAAGCAAGTAGCAAAAGAGTTTGGTTTCGATTATAAGGAGCTGTAAATTGTTAAGCATATTATCAGGCATATTAGGATTCGCTACAAGTGGATTGCCTAGTGTTCTTAAGTTCTTTGAAAACAAGTCCGATCAAAAGCATGAGCGAGAAATGGCTCAACTTCAAATGGAACGAGAGTTAGCGTTAGCTGAAAAAGGATGGGCTTCACAAGAGCGTATAGAAGACATAAGAACAGACCAGATTGAGATGCAAACATACACTCAAGAAAGGGTTGCTTTATATGAACATGATGCAAGACTCCAAGAAAAAGCGAGTGGTTGGGTGGTTAATCTCTCTGCTTCTGTCCGTCCTGTGGTCACTTATTGTTTTGTCTTCCTCTTACTGTTTACTGATATTGCTGGTATGGTATGGGCTATAAAAACAGGTGTAGACTTTACCACTGCATTAACATTAATCTTTAGCGATGAAGAGATGGCTATTGTAGCTTCAATTATAGGTTTTTGGTTTGGATCAAGGCATTGGGATAAGAAGAAGTGATAACAAGTGAAGAAGGAATTAAACTTATTAAACACTTTGAAGGCTGTCATTTTAAGCCTTATCTATGTCCTGCTTTATTGTGGACTATTGGTTATGGTCATGTATTATATCCAGAACAGAATAGATTACCATTGGCAGAACGAAAGTCATACAATCTTAAAACTGAACACAATAGAAGTTATAGCCAAGAGGAAGTAGATGCACTACTTAAACAAGATTTACAACGTTTTGAATGTGGGGTCATGCGATACATTACTGTGCCACTCAGGCAAAATGAGTTTGATACTCTTGTTAGCTTTAGCTTTAATCTTGGTTTGGGAACACTTCAAAGAAGTTCGATTCGTTCCAAACTTAACAGGGGTGATAAAGAAGGTGCTATTGAAACGCTATTAAAATATTGTAGAGCTGGTGGTAAAGTATTAAGAGGTTTAGAACGTAGAAGAACTGCTGAAGCCAATATGTTCTTTGGTAAAACTGTTTAAATATTATATGCTTATGTTACAATATAGTAACAAATTACATAGGAAAACCTATGAAATATAAATCAGTTTTAGTTATTTCTGACTTACACATACCTTATCATCATAAGGATGCTTTTGATTTCTTAAAAGCTCTTAAAGCTAAATATAAACCAGACTTGATCGTAAATATTGGAGATGAATTGGATCACCATGCCATCTCGATGCACGAACATAATCCTGATCTTATGTCTGCCGGTGATGAATTAAAAACATCTCGTACACATATTAAAGAGCTAGAAAAGATATTCCCAGAAATGACTATTGTTCATTCTAATCATTCTTCTCTTGTATATCGTAGAGCATTAAAATATGGGCTTCCTAAGGACTATTTAAAGTCCTACAACGAGTTTTTAGGCGTTGGTAAGGGTTGGGCATGGGTAGACGATTTAACAGTCACATTAAGCGATAATTCACGCTGTTTCTTTACTCATGGCATGTCAGCAGATGTATTAAAGGTAGCTCAACAATATGGTATGAATACAGTACAAGGTCATTACCATACAAAGTTTAATATAGGTTACTATTCAAACCCAGATGCTCTTATTTGGGGTATGCAAGTCGGTTGTTTGATTAATCAGAAGTCTATGGCATTTGACTATGCTAAAAACTTCAAGTCTAGATTTATTGTAGGCTGTGGCATGATTATTGACGGACAACCTAAATTAATGCCAATGGTATTAGATAAGGATGGTAAGTGGATAAGAAAGATAGTTTAGGATTTTTAGATTCTATTAAAGACCTAAAAGTATCAGATGTAGAGTTTATTGAAAATCACGAAGAAGCACTCCTTAAAATTAATTTCACAAACGAAGAATCCATAGTCATAGCTGGATCAGACATGGATATTTATTTATTAACTCCTAAGGATGTAATGGTGCATTAACATGGACATAAATAAGATTGCTAAACATATGGAAGGTAAGATCATAAGCGATGTTCAAGTCGTTTATGGTGAAGACACCCTTGTCATTTATTTAAGTGATGAGAGCGGTCTTATTACATCTGTTGAATTAATTGTTGATAGCATTTATTTAAACAAAGATGAAGAACCTGAAGAAGAAGATTACTTTGATCGATGGAACGATGAGTGATAATTACTCATATGAATATCAACGTCAATGTGAAGCTGTAACACTTAGCAAAATACCATTACAAAAAAGACGTGAGTTTATTAACAAACTTACAGATGAAAAACGAGTAGAAGATCTTAAACGATTTCTTACTTTAATCTTTAAGAACCGAGCCTCCGACCAACAATAGTTAATAAATTATCCATAGCATCACCTAATTTGATTTCGTAATACATTGGCTTTTTAGATCCTAAATATCTAGCGTAAATAGCTTTACGTTGCTCATGATCTAAATCATGGATCACACGATCCAAAACTTTAATCTTATCTAATTCACTATCCTCAAAGATTTCCTCAAAACTACTAGATGCACCGCCACTGCTCATGCCTAATGATCGTTTAGGGTATCCTAGTTCATGGTCATCATGCTTCATCCATTGTGACCAAACATCAAGTAAATATGTTAAATAACTTATTTCCATTAACCCATATCCTCCCAGTAATTAAGATTGTAATAACTGTCACTATATGTTACTCCATGACCTCCGGATGATTTAGATGTGCCATCATCAACAGTATATTTTTTTCTGCCTTTAATCTTAAACATCTTTTCTATATCTTCTGGTTTAGGTGAAAACATCTCTGCTAATAAACATTCTGTTACTCTAGAATATAGATACTTACCTTCTGCTGGTTTAGTCTTCTTAATCATATCATTATCTACCATGTAAACTAATACATTGGTTGTTGATCCAGAAGATAGCTTTAAATGTTGTGCAATTTGAGATATAGTCTTTGGACCATATAATAAATAATCATTAATCTTTTTAACCAAATCCTCTCTAGTGACTTTAGTACCATTGAAGTTTGTGTAATAAGTTACGATAAATCCTCTATTTTTACTTTCCACCTGTTGCCCTCTTTGTAAAATCCCCATAGTTCTATTCTTATTCCTGACTCACGAACAATCCCAACATTAGGATGCTCAGATATTTTTTTACGTCTACTACTCATATTTGCTTTAGATGTTACCTGGACTAATAATACTTCATCTCTGCGGACAGCAATAAAATCTGCGAACCCAAAGCCATCGTGTTTTCTTTTAGAGAATGGACACCATCGCTCCATTAACTCTACTAGATAACCTTGATCCTCAAGTCTTTTTCTTGTCGGCTGGTTTAGATTTGTCGCCATCTTTATTTCCAAATATTTTATCCCAATTATCCTCGAACTGTTTACGATTAGGAATTGGTCTTGGTGAACTACCTTTAGACATTACTTAATCTCCTTCTTAATTAAATCTTTTGGTAAGTTAATATAATCCTCAAACAAACAAGTCGTATAGGGTGCATCTTTGTAATGCTCTTTAACATACTCATTAGCTGCCGCACAGCTTGTGAAGTGTCCTATATATTGTGGACTATCCATTTGCATATAAACTACAAGTACATATTCAAACACGCTCTTTTATCCAATCTAGCAGTTCGTATTCTGTGCCATACTTTTCTATCCAAGTCTGCTTCCCTGAATGAAACCCATCGTTGCCTTGGTGATGCTCATGGCATAATGGTAAGCAATTATCCCAACTGTTACGCTGACCTTTACCTAATCCTTCTCGGATATGGTGTATGCAAGGTGGAGTGTTAGCATCATAATACTTGCGACATACTACGCAACCAAAATCAACTAACTTCTCGATCCACTCACGTTCCTTTTGTTTCAACCTGTATTCCTAAAGACCTAGACCAATTAATAATCTTATCTATATAATCATTAAACTCTGATTTAGTTAATGTGGCAGTAGATAATAATTTACCATCATCGGTTTTGAGGTCGAATTTTAGTCGTAAAATGTCGTGAAGCTCCTCAATAGTATACCCAGTAGTATCAGACAATCCTTTATAAATTACACCCCATAATAAACTATTCTGATCGTGGCTTCTTGCACTTTCTTTGTCCATGATAATCATGTCATATACACCTTCATCTAAAGATGTCACCATCGCTAATGTAACTTCAACATAATTACCACCGCTAGTCACGTGCAGTGTTTTCTTTAATTTCATAATCTCTCCATCCTTTTGATTTAAACGTACGACCTTCTCTGTCTGTTGCACGAAATTCCATGTTAGGGAATACTTCACGCATCTTCTTTAAAAATTCATTAACTGTCATTTTCCTATCCCCATTGCTAATAATAAAATTATAAATAAAACTCCAAATGCAATATCTACAATAATACTATCCATCTTTACTCTCCTTAAAAGTTATCTTGTTATCAGGATACATTCTATAAAACTTGTTTTTTATATCATGTACCATTTCTACTCTGATACTTCCATCACCCTCTTTAAAGAATTGAACAGTGAACCATTCCCCATCAATCGCCATTCTTCTTGTTATCATTCTTACATATCCCATGTGCTGACAATGTTCTTCCACACCACCATTTTTTATTGTCATATGTGTTTGCAGGTTGTTTACATTTGTGGCACACCTGCCCTATTACTTTAATAGCCATCTATCTACTACTTCCAATATAATTACCATTAATATACAAGCCAATCCTATGGCGTAGCAGATACCGCAAGGTTCGTTAGTCTTCATCGTGTAATGGATCTTCTATCCACTCATCTGGCATAATAGGTGGAGACTTTTTTCTGTCTAACTCATCTGCCAAATCTACTGCATACCAAGCTATCTTACGAAGCTCTTGCGACCATTCATCTTTGTTTCCTAATCGTTCAGCATATTTAATTAGGTTACCTTTAATGTAATACTTATAGTTATCACCGAGTTTAGCTTTGATGACATCTATGGTTTCTATCCCACCCACCTTGTAGTGGTCAGGGTTTATCATATCTTTCATAATTGCTCCTCTATAATTATCATACCTTTTTCAACTTCACAAAATATACCTTTTACTTTCAAATACACAGTACCATCATCACCAATTCTGTGTAACAGTTTATTTTTGTAACACATTAACTCTTTTGACTCCATTGGTCTAGAAGTATAATAATATAATCCTATACCAATTACTATCAAAATCATAACAAATCCTAACACATAACTCAGTATTTTACTTAGCATAAACTAATTCTCCATTGTTATTGTTATATTTCAGCAAGCGTATAATTATAAATGTAATACAAGTATTACAAATCTTAATGAAAGGGGACATAATTATGTGGACAAAACCAGCAGCTACTGAAATGCGTTTCGGCTTCGAAGTTACAATGTACGTTTGTAACAAGTAATGTTTAACGGGGAGCATTAAACGCTCCCCATTAATCGTTCATATTTACCAGTATTATTTCTAATCCAATAAAAGTCTAACTCCACCCTCACAAGACCTTCTTGATATTTTTGTCTTCCTGCATTTACTATACGAGCAGATTTAGGAAGCCATTTCATATTGTCTTTAGAAATAAATCTAATAACTTTAGAACGGGATATCATCAAACTCTTCACCTTCTTTAACTGGAGCTGATCGTTCTTCTTCAACCTTAGTAATTGATCCAGATAAATATTTCATTCCAGATTTAGCTTCAGTCTTCCAAAGTGATACTCTAAACTTAATACCAGCTACATCTAAGTTGCCTGTAAAGTCAGGTCCTTTTTCGTTAGTTTTTTCTTTAACAGGAAATACTGCAAGCCTGTTTAAATCATTATATTCTGCCATTTAATTCTCCTTAAAATGCGACCTTATCTTTGCTTGGTCGGTTATAGTTATAAATCTTGCTAATAATATCTTTGTACATCTCAACTGTTGGGCAATCAACTAATCTTGATGATTGATATTGTAACTTCTTGAGAAACTCTTTGTGATTATACTTTGGATTTTCAAATAACTCCAACATGGTGTAGATAAAGTTTCTGCGTCTATAACCACGCTCATTAACGCTAACATATTTATAAAACTCACCAACCTGTTCTATTTGTTCTGCGTATCTATATGCTTTCTTAACGTCTTTAACTTTAAATAAACCATCTCTAAATGCAACATTATCTGTTGATCCAGACATTCTAATTCTGTTGCGAAGGATTGCATTGGTCTCGTTATAACCAAATTGGAATCTTTCCAAAAACTCTTTAAAGATAATATAATCTTCCATACCTTGCTTACAGTAACCATCTAGGTAATCAGGTGCTTTCCAATCTTTTGAATTGGTGTTTAATCGATGAACCTGATTTAAACCTAACCCTCTTATTTGAATGTATGTTACTTCTTTGCCAAGTTCTTTGACAGCATTGAAACGATGTTGCCCATCAATGATTTGATATTTTTCGTTCACTACAATAGGAACTCTAATATACTCTTGGCTAATTGAATCTTTTAGTCTTTTCAAATGTAGCTTATTAAGACTTCTGTTTCCATTTACTTCTTTAAACATATCGTAATCATTGGTCGTAAAGACTTGATTGATTGTTTTTTTCTTCATTGTTACTCTCCTATTTTAAATGTTGGTTTTTTATTCCAACGAGGTGGTTCTTCATCTTTATTTACAAACTCAAGAAAATCTAAAGCATGAGGTAAATACCACGCTAGAAACTTCTTGCTAAATGGTACAGTTTCTAACTTTGTTTCTTCTGGAGTCCATATATAAAAATATGCCATATCTTTATTCGTTACCCAAAGTTGCATTTGCACCTGGTAATAGTAACGATCAGGAATGGTCGGATATACTTCTTGAGAAAAAGGACATTTAATCTCAACAGGTAATCCATTATAAAAAGCATCCGGAGATGCACCAAATGGTAATTCACTGTGAACCATAAACTTATTGCCTGGAACAAGAATATCATCTAACTCTTTTTCCAATGCAGATAATGCTATGTGTTCATGATACTTACCATATTCTGTGGCTTCGTTACCTTCAAATGGAGGTTCACGAAACGTCATTTGTCTAAATAATTTTTTACGATCATGGATCACAGCATAGGCATTGCTAGCTGTAATCACATTATGTCGTCTGTTATCACTTAGATGATTGTCTGAGCTCATTAGCATATTCTCTTAATTGTTCTTGTAGATCTTCAGGCAAGCCAAAGAAGTAAGTTTTTAATTGACCATCATCATGAGCTTTTTGCATTTCTTTCTTAGCTTGATCTAATGTTATTTCTTTTTTATTAGAATCACGATTGTCTTGTGTATCTGGATCTTTGGTATCGTCAAGCAAGAATAAACCGGCAAGAGCATACTTACGAGCATAAGAACTAGAAGCTCCAAATGATTGTGCTACATCCATACCCTTGCGATTGATACTAATGCCTGCTTGAGCAGATACAGAACAAGATGTGCCATCGCCTGATAATGTAGCGGTTGCCTGAACATAAGGTATGCCACCAACTTCTTTTACTTCATCTGATAATGTCAAAGTGCAGTTACCTAGCAATGGCTTTACTGCCTCTAATATATCTTCACAACTTCGGTACTTATATTTCCCGAAGCTGTTGTATTGATTCTTTGGTGCTTTTAATTCTTGCTGAATTTTTACTAATTCTTTCATACTAAAACTCCTATGATAAATCCACCAATGAAACAACATACACCAAAAAATGCCATTTGTAATCTAGATACAATTCTATGTCTACGAACTAATGGTGGATCAATCCAATCAATGATTGGTGTAGTGAATATTGTTTTGTTATTTTCCATTTTGTTTCTCCTGTTCTTCTAATTGTTTTTGAGCCCATGCAGCATCTCTAGCATCCATACGATTAATTAAATCGCTAAGATCATTTTTTGATGAATTAATGGTCCACATAATTTGTTCAAACTGTTCTTTAGAATAACTCATTATCTTACCTCCTCAATAGCTTGTTCTTCAAAATATTCTATGTCTTCTGGATCAAGTCTAGATAATATATCTTGACCATCATCAAAATCATAATGGTCATGAAGTATAACTGATTTGATTGTAACTTCATAGCCAGTTGGGCTATCACCTGTTGAATAAATATCACGTTCAATCTTAACATCAGCTTCTACATCTACATATTGCTCAATGTCTCCACGATATTTATCGCATTTAAAAACTGTTGATTCGAATGTAATTGTCATCTCAATCTCCTTAAAGTTAAAAACTACACTTGCATTGTTACAAATTTTTGATATGATGTCAACATGTTTTATAAAAATATTTATATATGACATATTAAGACTAATTAAGACAACATAGGAGATATTATGAAATTTAAAGAAGCATTAGAGTTATTCGATAACAATAAATGTAAGATGGCAAGAGAACTCCAGGTCAGTCGCATGACGATACACAACTGGGGGACTAACCCTGAAAAGGAATTGCCATTAACAAGACAATTACAAGTAAAGCATGTCCTTGAAAATAAGAACATTTAAGTATGTAGTTCTTGATGGATTTGGCGATCCATTAAAAAACTTTTGTTTAAAGGAGAGTGCAGTTGAGTTTATCCACAATAAACCTGATTGCAAAATTATGGAGATTGATTTTTATGAGAAACATAAACACGAGGAGGCGTTATTTTGAAAATTAAAAATTGGGAGAAGTTTCAACATTACAAACCAAAAAGTCCAAAGCATCAATCTAAGATGCCATGGTTTAAATTATATGGTGGAGATTTGTTAAATGACATGGATTATTCTGAGCTCAGTGATACAGAAAAATCTATTTTAATAGAACTTTGGTGTTTAGCTAGTCAATACGATGGAAAGTTACCTGATATTAAAAAAATAGCTTTTAGACTTCGTAGAGATGAACAACAAGTACTTGATTCTATTAATAAACTAGAGCATTGGATAGATTTGTCTAGAGATAGTCTAGACAGTGTATATACTGAGGCTATACCAGATAAGATAAGAGGAGATAAGATAAGAGAAGATAAGATAAGAAGAGAGGAGAGTGAAATAAATGCACTCAATACTATCCCATTTTAATAAAGTTCGTGCTACTTCTAAATCTGGATCATACAACTGTTTATGTCCGGCACATGATGACAGTTCAGCTTCATTATCGATAAAGATATGTGAGGATGGTCGTGTGTTAATACATTGTTTTGCAGGATGTGATATTCAAAACATTCTAGGTGCAGTTGGTTTAAGTCTAGATGATATTGTTCCACAAAGAATAGATTTGCTGAAACCCATAGGAAAAGCATATAATCCATTCGCTATTTTGAAGAACATGAAAGATGAGGCATTGTTTGTATATATGTGTGCAAGTCATATAGAACAAGGAGAGAAGTTAGAAACATCTGACAAACAAAAATTGTTGGATACTATTACAAAACTTAAGGAGGCATATGAGTACGCTAGCAGATAAAGTAAAAAGTATGGTTGTTAATCAGAATGAGATTAAATCTTATTTTGCGGAACGATCAGAAGAAATCACCAAGATTAAATCACCAACAGCATACATTGATGAGATCAAGGAATATTTCACAGGAGACTTCCATAAAGGATTATTATTACCATGGGCAAAAACTCATGATAATTTTAGAGTACGTCCTGCAGAAACGATTATTTGGGCAGGTTATTCTGGGGCAGGCAAGTCAATGTTTACATCTGAGGTTGTATTAGGGTTATTAAAAACTGAGAAAGTTATGGTCGCTTCATTCGAACTTAGACCGGTATCTACTTTGCAACGTATGATAAGACAGACTTTAGGTGGCAATAGTCCTACTCCAGAATATATCCATAGTTGGGTAGATAAAGCAGATGGTAAGTTATTCTTATACGATCAGCAAGGTGTCGTTACACCTGAGACTATTATGGAAGTTATTTATTACAGTGCAGAGAAACTTAAATGCTCTCAAGTGGTTTTAGATAGCTTAATGAAGTGTGGAGTTGGTGAAGATAATTATCAGCAACAAAAAGAGTTTATCGATAAACTTTGCATTGCAGCTCGTGATCTTAAGATAACCATTCATTTAGTTGCACATGCTCGTAAAAGATCAGACGATATTATGAAGCCACCAAGCAAGCATGATGTATCTGGATCAGCTAACATAACCAACTTAGTGGATAATGTATTTATTGTTTACCGAACAGATAAAGATGCCAAGTTAGAATCAGGCAAGATTACAGAGGAAGAATACCAGGCATTACCTACCACTATGGTATATTGTGTTAAGCAGAGGCATTATGAATGGGAAGGACATTGGGCATTTTGGTTTGATAGTGAAAGTCTACGATTTAGTGAGGTAAATAGGTTAGATCGTAGGGTAGATAATTTTGTATAAAAATATTAAAATAATGCTTTATCTTAAAATGGGTTTCGTGTATAATTATACTTGTGGGTAGAGTCTTGCCCAAAGAAACGTACTAAATTGTTTCTCACCTCCTTAAACCCCTCACTCTCCGAGGGGTTTTTTATTTACAGGAAAGAATCATGCCACTTAAAAAAGGTAAATCACAAAAGGTTATTAGTAGCAATATAAGAACTGAGATGAAAGCAGGTAGACCACAAAAACAAGCAATCGCAATCGCATTATCAAAAGCAAAACAATCTAAAAAGAAAAGGAAATAACATGCCAATGGTCGGAAATAAAAAATACGCTTACACAGCTAAAGGAATGAAAGCAGCTAAAGAAGCTGCAAAGAAAACTGGTAAAAAGATGACAACTAAATCATCTTATGGGAAAAAGAAATAATGGCTAAGCCTGGATTGTATGCCAATATCCATGCGAAGCGTAAACGCATAGCTGCGGGATCAGGTGAAAAAATGAGAAAGCCTGGCACTGCTGGAGCTCCTACAGCTAAGCAATTTAAACAAGCTGCAAAGACAGCTAAGAAAAGGAAGTAATATGGCTTACGCAGAAGATTTATACAACAGACTAACATCTGGAATGGCAAACTCAGATCAATACTTAGCTAAGTTATCTGATCGTGGTCAACCTTCAGAAGCAGAGATGGCAGCATTAAGAAAAGCTACGATGACTGACCCAATGATGCAGTCACCAAGATCTTTACAAGGTCAACCAATGCCATCACAAGCTGAGATGGAAGCATTACAACGTAGCATGATTGGTCAAGCACCTCAGTCACAAATGCAAGGCATGGGTGGCATGACTCCAGAAGAAACTAATCAATACTTACAATCTTTTACAGATGCAGGCATTAACTTAACACCAGGTGCAGGCATTGCTCGTGGATTGTTAAACATGGATCAAGCTATTACAAATGCAACAACAGCTCCAAATGTATTACAACCAAACCAACTACAAAACATTGCTAGTGGTCAATCTAACGTATCACCTTATGGATTAGGTTTAGGTCAGCAAATGTATAACCCAGAAATGCTAAGAGGCTTATTAGGATTCTAATGGCTAAGTCCGTTAAACTATCTGTAGGTCGTGGCGAGAAATTACCTGTATCTAGAGGTGCAGGCTTAACAGCTAAGGGCAGAGCAAAGTACAACAGAGAAACTGGTAGCAATCTAAAAGCACCAGCACCGAACCCTAAAACAAAAGCAGACAAGGGTAGAAAGAAATCATTTTGTGCTAGATCACAAAGTTGGACTGGAGAACGAGGTAAAGCAGCACGAGCTAGATGGAAGTGCTAAGCCCTTGCATCAAAAAATGTTCATTCTTACCTTTACATGATGGATCATTTATTTGTGAAGGTTGCAGAAGAACTTTAGATGAAATAACTAACTGGTCTAAATACACAGACCAAGAACGACAAGAGATAATGAATAGATTAAAGGAACAATAACATGGGAATAGGACCAATATACTCACAAGCTCATCCAGCTCATTTAGTAAATATAGGAATGTTTCCATCTTCCGCTACCGGAACTGGAAAAAGTGAAGAAAATGAATCAGTAACTATACCTAATTATGGAGTTGGAGTATATAATCCAACACGAGCAGTTAATATGGCTAACTTGTTTCCAATTTTAGGAAATAGGCAATTACAGTCTTTATTTGGAATACAACCAGAATTAAGAGTTCCAACAACTCAACCACCTCCAGTCACTGGGACATCAATGGGTGGAAAAGGCGGTGCAACAACTGGAGCTTCTGGTGGAAAAGGTGGTGCAGCACTAAATCCTAATATTGCAAGAGCATTACAACAAAGAAGAATGAAGTTAAATCAACCAACATCACCAAATTTTCAACGACAACCATTAGTAAATATTGGAAACTTTATGCCAGTTGGAAGTGTTCCAGCAATGTTTGGAGCAGGTAAATTTATTAATCCAGTATTGGCTCAAGGTTTATTTGAAACATCAAAAAATATAATACCAATGCCAATGGCACAAGCACCATCAGAAAGTACAACACAAACTACAACTAGCAATATGTAACATGATATAATAGTTTCATGTTAAGAATATTTGTAGGATATGATCCAAAAGAAGCAGTAGCGTATCATACGTTCTGCCAGAGTGTATTAGAAAAAGCAACCATTCCGGTGAGTTTTACTCCATTATCACTAAATACATTACAAGGCTATACAGAAACCCATACAGATGGATCTAACGCATTTATCTATTCTAGGTTTCTAGTACCTTATCTATGTGACTATAAAGACTATGCGATCTTTGTTGATGGTGATATGTTATGCAGAGCAGACATAAAAGAACTGATGGATGCTATTGATCCATTAGCTGCATTGTCAGTGGTTAAACACGATTACAAAACAAAATACCCGACTAAATACCTCGGGAATAAGAACGAAGACTATCCGAGAAAGAATTGGTCAAGTGTCATGGTCTGGAACTGTGACCACTTTAAGAACTTACAACTTACACCTGAGATGATAATGAACTCTACGGGTAAAGAGTTACACAGATTAAAATGGCTAGATAATCAATTTATGGATCTAGTCGGTGAAATACCAAAAGAATGGAACTGGTTAGTATCAGAATACGATTACAATCCTGATGCTAAGTTAGTTCATTACACAATAGGCACACCTTGCTTTGCTGATTACGTTGATTGTGATTACGCAGATGAATGGTGGGATACATTTAACAGATTAAAGCAACCAACCGATACGGAGTTGTACAATGGACGAAGAAAAAAAAGATAATCTTGAAAAAAAATCAAGTTTATCAAGTTGGGGCGGTAAACGAGAAGGTGCAGGAAGAACTAAAGGAGCACCTAATAAGATTTCAGCTACTGTAAAACAAAACGTTATAAACGTATTTGAAAGACTTGGTGGGGAAGATCACATGACCATGTGGGCTGCAGAGAATCCCAATCAGTTTTACAACATATACGCTAAACTCATGCCTACACAATCAGAGTTAGGCACAATAGATGGACAAGATTCACCGCTAAACGTAACATTAAAGTTTATTAAACCTGAAGATGTCGATAGAGATTAGTGCAGACTTTCCAGCTAAACTATCTTTTTTAGGTGAACCTCACCGATATAAGATTGCTTATGGTGGTCGAGGATCAGGTAAGTCATGGGGATTTGCTAGAGCATTGCTAGCATTAGCAGTTAGCAAACCATTACGCATATTATGTGCAAGGGAAGTACAAAGATCTATTAAGCAATCAGTGCATCAGTTATTATCTGACCAAATCCAAGCTATGGAGTTTGGTGAATACTTTGAGATCATAGAAAACGAAATCAGATGTATCAATGGAAGTAAGTTTAGCTTTACGGGTCTAGCTAATAACACAGTAGAAAGTATTAAATCATTCGAAGGTGTAGACATTGTATGGGTAGAAGAAGCTCAGACTGTTAGTAAGAAGTCATGGGATATTCTTATTCCTACAATTAGGAAACCAGGATCAGAGATATGGGTTAGCTTTAACCCTGACTTAGATTCAGATGATACTTACAAACGATTTGTAGTTGATACACCAGATGATGCTGCAGTCGTTAAGATTAATTGGTCTGATAACCCATGGTTTCCAGATGTACTTAACAAAGAACGCTTACATAGTAAAGCTACCTCAGATGATTACGATAACATCTGGGAAGGTGAATGTAAGACTGCTGTTGATGGTGCTATCTATGCTAACGAAATAAGAGATGCACAAGAGAATAAACGTATTACAACTGTTCCATATGATCCGGAGTTAAAAGCTCACGTTGTTATGGATCTAGGTTGGAATGACAGTATGTCTATCATTGTGGTACAAAAAGGTGTATCTGATTTACGTATAATTAAATACATAGAAGATGACCATAGAACGTTAGATAGTTACTCTGCTCAATTAAAAGACTTACAATATAACTGGGGACAAATGTATTTGCCTCATGATGGTCAAACCAAAGACTTTAAACATGGTATTTCAGCAGAAGATATTATGAGAAGACATGGATGGGATGTTCGGATCGTTCCTAAGTTAGATGTAGAATTAGGCATCAAGTTAGCTAGAATGAACTTTCATCGTTGTTACTTTGATAAATCAACAGAACGTTTAATAGAATGTTTAAAACATTATCGTAGAGCAATCAGTGCTACTACGAATGAACCAGGAGCTCCACTACATGATGAATACTCTCATGGTGCTGACGCTTTTAGATATTTAGCTGTATCTGCGGACAAGATGTCCAATGAAACATGGCAACATCAAGAGATACGCTACACTAATTTAGGAATTGTATAATGTTACTAGCCCAAGAATATGCACCAAACTTATCCGAATACAGGGATAGGTTTATGCGTACTCCGCTAGGATTGCTAATACAAGGCAATGTATCCGGAGCAGTGGATAAATTAGGTGCAGATGCTCAAGGCAGAGTCCAGGCAATGATAAATCCTGAATCTGCACTGCAAACTGGTTTTGATTTTATGGGCGGTGGAATATTGGGTCAAACAGCTTATCATGGCACACCTCATATATTTAGTAAATTTGATGCAAGTAAAGTTGGAACAGGTCAAGGAGCTCAGTCATATGGGCATGGCATATATTTTGCTGAAAACCCTGCTGTTGCTAAAGAATATCAAAGACAGTTATCTGGGTGGCAACCTGGAACACAAAGCACAATAAATCAATCAGGTGGTGATTTAGATATTGCCATTAACGAAGCACAAAGAAAAATAAAACATTATCAAGGACTATTAGAATCAGGAAATGTTCCAAAGGAAAGAGCACAATCTCTTTTAGATATAAGTACAAATCAATTAAATGATTTACAAGCAATGAAAGCAGGTATTTCTGAAAGCAAAGGTTCTTTTTACACTGTAGATATTCCTGATGAGTACATACCTAAAATGATTAATTGGGATAAAACTATTGGACAACAATCACCAGAAGTTAAACAAGCTATACAAAATACAAAAAAAGATTTAACTGAAAACAACATAGCAGATTTAGGTGGAGATACATCTTTATTATATGGAGATGATGTATCAGTTGAACAATTTTTAAATACATGGTCTGCATTAAAAGGAGCAGATGATGCAGGCGAAAAATTATTAAATAAATATGGAGTGCCTGGGGTTAAATATTTAGATGAAGGAAGTAGAAATACATTTAAAGCACAATTAACTTATAAGGGTGAGCCATATAGTGATGTAGTAGAATTTAAGTCAAAAAATCTACTAGATGAATACATAAAAGAAAATAAAGCAAAAGGTTTTGGTGTAGATATAATACCAGGCACATCAAATTATGTAGTGTTTGACCCAACTGATGTCAAAATACTAGAACGAAAATAAGGCACAATATGGAAAAAATGACAGATGCAGAAATAGTTAGTAAGATAGATAATGAGGAAAATATTGCCTATGGCATTAATGACTCAGCTCTATCTGCTGAACGTGCAGAAGCAATACAATACTATTTAGGTGAACCCTTTGGTAATGAAGTGGAAGGTCGTTCCCAAGTTGTATCTTACGATGTCCAAGATACGATAGAGTCTGCCATCCCTCAGCTTTTAAAACCATTTGTCAGTGGAGACGAAGTTGTAAGATTTGATCCAAAAGGTCCAGAAGATCAAGACGCTGCAGATCAAGAAACAGATTACATCAATCACATTGTTATGGAAAAGAACAGTGGATTTGAAGTATTTTATGTATGGTTTAAAGATGCACTTCTATCTAAGAATGGATATGTAAAAGTCTATTACGAAGAAGAAGAAGAGGAATCAGAAGAATCCTATGAAGGATTAACAGATGCACAGCTTGATCTATTAGTATCCGATGACAATGTTGAGATCTTAGAACACGAAGCCTATCCTGATCCATCTGTTCAGCCTATGCCAATGACACCTCCAATGGTGACAGAAGGTCCGGATGTACAACCATTAGATGGTGGTCTTGAGATTGATATGCAAACGCAACAAGCGTTTATGCAACCTATGCTACATGATGTTAAGATTTCAGTTAAAAACATTAGTGGTCAAATTAAAGTTAAAAACGTAGCACCAGAAAACATGATGATTTCTGTGGATGCTTACGGAACAAATCTTAACTGTGCAAGATTCGTACAGCACAGAGAAATGATGTCACCAGCAGAAGTTGCTCAAACATTCGACATCGATGAATCAGAAATAGAAGATATTATGGCTGATACAGAAGATGAGTTTGAGTTAGAATCTAATGCTCGTGATATTTACTCAGAGCAATATGATCGTGCAGTTGACTCAACAGACATTTTAGTTCGTGATACATACTTACGCATTAATGGTAAGAGACATCGTTATGTACTTATAGGTAACACAATCATCTATCGTGATGAAAACTGTGATAGCGTTCCTTTTGCTTGTATTACTCCTATGTTAATGCCACATCGCCATGTAGGACGCTCATATACAGACCTTACTAAAGACATTCAGTTAGTTAAATCTACATTGATTCGTGGTCAATTAGACAACATGTATCTAGCTAACAATGGTCGTTATGCTATATCAGACAGAGTAAACCTAGACGATATGCTTACATCAAGACCAGGTGGTATTGTTCGAGTACAAGGTGAACCAGGTACATCTATTCTTCCATTACAACATGCTCCATTCCCTGCATCATCCTTTAGCATGGTTGAATACATGGATAGCATGAAGGAAAAACGTACTGGTATTACTGCTTACAATCAAGGTTTAGATTCAGAAAGTCTAAACAAAACAGCTTCTGGTATGCAACAGATCATGTCAGCAGCTCAACAACGTTTAGAATTAGTAGCTAGAACATTTGCAGAGACCGGTGTTAAAGATTTATTCTTGCTTGTACATAAATTAGTAAGACAAAACTTAACCAAGCCTGACATTGTAAGAATTAGAAACAGATGGGTAGAAATTGATCCAAGAACATGGAAACATCGTAAAGACTTATCTATTTCTGTGGGTTTAGGTGCAGGCAATAAAGATCAACAGTTATTGCATTTAATGAAGATTATCGAAATGCAAAAAGAAGCTGTTAATTATGGTCTTACCTCACCAGAAAAAATCTACAATGCGTTATCTAAGCTAACACAAAACGCTGGCTTTAAAGATCCGGATGAGTTCTGGCAAGATCCAAGTAATAACCCAATGCCACAACAACCAAACGATCCAACAACAATGGCAATCCAAGGTCAGTTAGCTATCGAACAACAAAAAGCACAAGGTGATATGGCTATTGCACAAGCTAAAGCACAAGCTAACCTACAACAAGAGCAACTCCGTTCACAGAATGATGTTATAATAGAACGTGAGAAGATTGCAGCTCAAGCTGAACTAGAAAGATTTAAAGCTCAGTTAAAAGCAGAAACAGATCTAGCAATCGCACAAATTAAAGCTCAAGCAGGATTAATGTAATGGCAGATAAAACCTTAAACGAAATTAAACGTGGCGAACAAGCAGAAAAGATACTTGAGAACGAAGTATACAAAGAAGCATTCAACACTGTTAAAGCAAACATAATTAATGCTATGAACGTGAGTGCGTTGAGTGATGAAAGAACGCATAACCGCTTAGTCATCGCATTACAAACCTTAAATCAAATCGAAAAGTCACTTGCGGATGTTATGCAAACAGGTAAGATGGCTAAACTTCAAGTAGAAGATAGACGATTTAAAGTATTTGGGTAAGGGCAAACCCACTTTAGTAGTATCTTTGCCTAATTAAAAAAAGGAAATATTATGAGTGACCAAGCTATTGAGCAGTCACCACAAAGTCGTTTAGAAGCGATGCTTGGTGATATTCAGAATGACGTAACTATTCAAGAACAGGAGCGTCAACAAGAACAACCACAAGAGGAAATTGTAGAAGATACAGATTCTGAACCAGAAATGGAAGAAGAAATTGTAGAAGATACAGAAGAGATTGATCCAGAAACTGAAGATGATAATGAAGAGGACTCCGATGAGGAACAACCTATTGAAACTATCAGACTAAAAGTGAATGGTGAAGAGATCGAGAAACCACTTGACGAAGTAGTGGCATTAGCCCAACAAGGACTTGACTACACTAAAAAGACTCAAGAAGTAGCTGAACAACGTAAAGCATTAGATGCCTTACAAGAGAAAATAAAAGCTCAAGAAGCTGTATTACAGCAGACTACTCAGCTTAGTGGTGAGTTAATGGAAGATGTAGCGAAAATCACAACACTAGACCAACAATTAGCACAGTATCAGAACGTGGACTGGGCAAAATTGTCTGATAGTGATTTTGTGGAGGCACAAAAACTTTTCTTCACATATAATCAGTTGCAACAAGATCGCAACAATTTAGTTTCACAGTTTGAAACCAAAAGGCAACAATACGCATCAAACCAGCAACAGATGATTGCAGAAAAAGTTAAGCAAGGTAAAGAAATACTTGCCAAAGAAATACCGAATTGGAGTCCTGAGACCACCCAAGAAATTGTTTCTGTTGGTAAAGATTATGGCTTTACAGATGCTGAACTGAACTCAGTCATTGATCCTAGACACGTTAAGGTGTTGCATGATGCTATGCAGTGGCGAAAACTACAAAGTAAAAATTCGGTAACGAAGAAAAAGGTCGCAAGTGCCAAACCTGTTGTGAAGCCAGGTTCAAAAGACCCAACAAGAGTAGCTAGTTCTAATGCTAAGAAAATGCGTGAACAATTACGCAGAACAGGTAGTTCGGATCTAGCAAGTAAATTAATAGAAAATATGATTTAAAGGAGTTTTAATCATGGCAGTTTCAGCAACCAATACCTATACAGGTGCAGGTATCGCAGAATCGTTTGAAGACGTAATTTTCGATATTTCCCCTGAAGAAACACCATTGTTATCAATGGCTAAAAAGACCTCAGCAGGTCAAACATATCATCAATGGCAAACAGATACTTTAGCCGCAGCAGCAGCTAACGCTCAAGTTGAAGGTGATGACGCATCATACGCTACATTAGCAGCAACAACAGTTCTTGGTAACTATTGCCAAATCTCTCGTAAAACTGTAAACATCTCTAACACATACGATGTAGTACGTAAGTATGGTCGTAAGTCAGAAGTTGCTTATCAATTAATGAAAGCTGGTAAAGAACTTAAGCGTGACATGGAATACGCTTTAGTACGTAACCAAGCATCATCAGCAGGTGGAGCAGGTACAGCTAGATCATCAGCAGGTATCGAATCATGGATCTCTGGTAACAGAGTTTTAGCAACAGGTTCTGCTTCTGGTACAACACCAGGCTTTGCAGCAGGTGTAGTTGCAGCTCCAACAGATGGTACTTCAGTAACATTCATTGAAGCAGATCTTAAATCAGCTTTAGAATTAGCATGGTTAGATGGTGGAGATCCAACAACTATCCTTATGTCTTCTAAAAACAAAAAAGCATTTGCTAACTTTGCTGGTATTGCTGACAAGCAATTCCAAGTTAATGGTACAAACCAAGCAGTTGTTACTGGTGCTGCTGACGTTTATGTATCTGACTATGGTACACACACAGTTAAGTTAGATCGCTTTATGCGTGATCAAGCAGTATTATGTATTGATCCTCAATACGTTGCTGTTGCGTCTTTAAGACCTATGACAAAAGAAGAACTAGCTAAGACTGGTGATTCTACTAAGTACTTAATGACAGCAGAATACGCATTAGTGGTTAATAACCCAGATGCACATGCTAAAGTGCAAAACGTTGGTGTTTAATACTTGTATTAAAACACTCACTTGATATAATTAGGGGTAGGCAACTACCCCTTTTTATTATGGCTATATTATTTGACAAAGATCCTCTAACTGGAGTTATACAATACTTCGATTACGATCCAACAAAAGACGAAGTACAAATCACAACAGTGCAAGATACAACTGCATTGATTGAAGAATTAAAACAAAAACGCAATAATCCAGAAGCATGGTCAAAAGGTGTTAAAGAAAACTGGGTGCATTATGCTAGTATCCCACCAGTTGTTGAAATGGCGATGAAGAATAAAGGGATAGATATTTATAATAAGCATCAAACTAAAGAAGTATTAAAAGAGATTAATGAGTTTTACCCATGGTTAAAAACAACAAATAAACGACATGGATAATAACGAATTACAAAGAATACAGGTAGCAATTCAAGATCTTTTAGAGAAAGAAAGATACGAGGATGCACTACCTATTATTAATCAGGTATTAGAGTTTTTACCTAATAACGCAGCAACATTAAACTTCTTAGGATATACATGGCTCATGGGTGAAAAGCCTGCCATCGCATATCAATTCTTTAGAAGAGCATTACAAGAAAATCCAGGCAACAAATCATTATGGTGTAACTTAGGTCGTGCAGCACATGATCTAGGCAATTACGAAGAAGCTATTAAATACTTCTTAAAATCAGCAGAATTAGATAATAACTATGCAATGGCATACAGTAATGGTGCTGCTAGTTTAGTGCATACATCACAATGGAAAGATGCAGAAGAATCTTGCAAACTTGCATTAGAAATAGATCCTAATGACAAGAACGCACAAATGAATTTAGCTCATGCTTACCTTGCTCAAGGACGTTGGGATGAAGGTTGGAAGCAATGGGGATTATCACTAGGTGGTCGATTCAGAAAAGAATGGCACTATGGTGAAGAAACTCGTTGGGATGGAAGTCCTGATAAAGTATTAATTGTTTATGGTGAACAAGGTTTAGGTGATGAGATATTTTATGCCTCATGCTTACCAGATGCGATTGATATTAGTAAAAAAGTATATATAGATTGTGATCCAAGATTAGAAGGTTTATTTAAACGTAGCTTTCCAAATGCAGAAGTGCATGGCACAAGACGAGAAGAACATCCTAAATGGATAGCAGATAAGTTATTTCATCATCGTTGTGCTTTAGGTGGATTACCAGAGTTCTTTAGACATGATAACAAAGACTTTCCAGGCACAACTTACTTAGTTGCTGATCCAGAGCGTAGAAAGATGTGGAGAGCATTGTTTGACTCTTGGGGTAAAAAAGTTATTGGTATCACAACACAAGGTGGTATTAAACATACTAATGAAGCCGGTCGTAAGCTAACACAAGAAGATTTACAACCATTATTAAAAAGAGATGACATTGTTCTAGTATCATTAGATTACAAAGTAGATAAACAAATAGAAGGTGTTAAATACTTTCCATTTGCTACACAATCAAAAGATTATGATGACACTGCAGCATTAATAGCAGAGTTAGATGCAGTCGTAGGTGTTAATACAACCGCTCAACACTGTGCAGCAGCATTAGGTGTAAGAACAATATGTTTAGTGCCTAAATGGCATCAATGGAGATATGCTCAAAAGAGTATGCCTTGGTATCGCAGTATGCAATTAATCTATCAAGACCATCGCCCATGGTTACAAGTTATTCAACAGGTAAACGGATGGGTTTAGGTGATTGGATAATGGCTTCTGCTACTGTTAAAGAAGTCAATGAAAAAACAGGAAAAAAGGTAGCTCTAGGTGATGGAAGTAGAGCTTATCTTGATCCTAATGTATTTGCCAATAATCCTAGAATGGCAACAAATGATACAGAAGAAATAGAATGGGTAAAAGATTATCCTGGACATCGACCTTATATTAAAGGTCAAACACCTGATAAAAAGATAATATTTAATGATGATTTTAAACCTAGACCAGGTGAAATATATTTATCTGATGCAGAAAAAGCATGGGCAGATAAACAAATATCTGAACCATTTATTCTTGTAGAACCTAATGTTAAAACTGTTTACAAGCACACAGTTAATAAAGCATGGCATCAATGGGATGAGTTATTAAAAAATGACTTACCATGGCTACAAATAGGTGATGCAAGAGTTAAGAAGTATACTCGTTGGATTGAAACAACTACATTTAGACAAGCATTAGCAATACTTAATAAAGCTACATTATTTGTGGGAACAGATGGTGGATTACACCATGCAGCAGCAGCCTTAGGAATACCAGCAGTTGTTATTTGGACAGGATTTACCTCACCAAAACATTTAGGTTATGACAATCATGTTAATTTATATCATGGCGGTGAACCTTGTGGAACATTTGGTGATGTATGCAAACATTGTCGAGAAAACTCTGACAAGATAAAGCCTGATTTTGTATTACAAGCAATACATGATGAACTAGAAAGAATCGTAATAGATGAAGAACGTAAAAGGGATATGGCTACCTGACCACGAAGAACATCTATTGATGTTTGCTAAAAGTGAAGGCTGGTCATACCAAAAACATAAATTAGATGAAGTCATGAACTTTGTTAAGAAGTTTGATGTATGTATTGATATTGGTGGTCATTGTGGTTTATGGTCAATGCACTTAGTTAAGTTATTTGAACAAGTACACGCATTTGAGCCTGTTAAAGATCATCGTGAATGTTACGTTAAAAACGTTATATCACCTAACTACAAATTATATCCATACGCATTAGGCAATGAAGAAAAGAAAGTCTCTATTCATACCACTAATGGATCAAGTGGAGATTCTTGGGTGCAAGATGGTGATGATGTTGAATGTAAATTACTAGATAGTTTTAGAATAAAGCCTGACTTTATTAAGATTGATACAGAAGGTTTTGAATACTATATCTTACTAGGCGGTGAAAAAACAATTAAAGAACATAAACCGACCATTATCGTAGAACAAAAGCCTAATAAAGGTAAAAACTTTGGATTAAAAGATACTCAAGCAGTGGATCTATTAAAGTCTTGGGGATACACACTACATGGTCAAATAGCAGGGGACTATGTGCTTTCATGCAATTAATTTTAACGGGTATCGATAGACGAGATAATGTATTAAAACGTCTACATAAATACTCTGGCGGTGAAGTTACAAAGAATTGGAATGGTAAAGATATACCTGTTATTGTAGGTAATAACAATGGTTGCGATCATATCCAAATAGAGTGTAGAAAACAAAACATTCCATACATATACATAGATCATGGTTATTTTAATCGTGATTTTCACATGAGATGGGCAAGGTTTTGTGTAAGCAATTATCATTGCACCGATTGGAGACCTTCTGATCGCAAAATACCTAAGATGAAAGAATACCGAGAAGGTAATGATATTGTGATATTACCACCGGCAGATAAAGTATCTTTTATTTATAACGCTCATAAATGGTTAGATGAAACTATCGAGCAAATTAGACAATACTCTAAACGAAAGATCATTGTAAAGCGTAAGTCAGATGGTGCATTAGTTAATTATATTAAAAATGCTCACTGTGTAGTTAGTTTTGGCAGTGTTGCTGATATAGAGGCAAGTTTATACGGAGTTCCTGTAATTGTATCTGATTACAGTCCTGCAATACCAATTTCAAACAAGTTAGAAGATATAGAAAACTTAACATATCCTGATAGAGAACCATGGTTAAGGTCATTAGCAGCAGCAGAATGGCATAAAGACGAAATGGACAAATGTTGGGAACGATTAAAAGGGCAATTAGATGGCATTTACTAATTATACAAGTTTTGTAACAACAGTAGAAAATTACCTTGCGAGGTCAGATTTAACATCAGTTATCCCTGACTTTATCGAGTTAGCACAAGAACGTCTCTCAAGAGATTTAAGAGTGCAAGAGATGTTAAAAGTAGCTACTGCTAATACAGTTGCAGGTGATAAAAACATAGCATTTCCTGCTGACTTTTTAGAGTTAAGAGAAATACACATACAAGGTAATCCGGTTTACACATTAGACTTTCAAACACCAGATAAATTCTTTAGAAATGGTAAAACAACAGAATCAGGTGTACCCACACACTTTACGATGTTAGGTGCTGAGTTTCAATTTGCACCAGTTCCAGATGGAACACAAACAGTACAAATACTCTATTATGCTAAACCTACCTTTATAGACACATCAACAGCAAGTAATGTGTATTTAGCATATTTCCCTGATGCTTTACTCTATGCAACTCTAGCAGAAGCACAACCATATTTAATG